AAGACCACGTAACTCTTCAGCAATTGCTTTAACGTAAGTGTATGAATTGATTGCTCCTCCCATTGCCTTCATTCTACTTGATGAACAGATATTCAAATAATCCACAAATATAATTTCAGGTATAAAATTACGTTTTAGTTTTAATTCATTTAAAAGTGCTCTAAAATGATTGGTATGAGCAGCTCCTGTTGGATATTCTTTTATAATTAATTTACCATTAGTTTTAGCAGCAATATCATCTACCTTTGTCATTAACATATTTTTAGATAGATTTTCTAATTGATCAATAGGTACATCTAGTAAGTTAGCATCTATTCTTTCTGCTATTCTTTCTTCTGCCATCTCTAATGTAATATATAGTACATTTCTTCCTTGAGTTAAGCAAGAAGCAGCCACATGGCACATAAAAAGAGACTTTCCAACACCAGTACCAGCAAGAGCAATGTTGAGAGTTTTGTTGGGTACACCACCTTTTGTAATCCTATTAAAATAGTCGAGATCAAATGGTATTCTTTCTTCTTGTTCATGGTAAAACTCATATCTATCTTCTGCATTTTCAATATAATCGTGACCAACTTGTGTATCAAAAGTAACAGCTAATGCTTTCTGTAATAAATCAGGAATTGCATTTTTTGTAAGAGATGCATGTTTTCCATCTATTATTGTAATAGATTCCATAACAGAATTATGAATAGCTCTATCCTGACACCATTTCTCTGTTTTATCTAGTAACCACTTCTCATCTAACTTACTATCTTTTTTAAAGATGTGTGGAAGTATTTCCATTGCATGAGTATATTGTTCATCATTTAATTTACTATTCTCATCAATAGTAATCTTAAATGCTTCTTCAGTAGGAAGATGATTATACTCTGCAACATATTTTCCTATTGATAAAAATAATTGTTTATAAACACCAGCAAAATAATCTGGTTTTATAAATGGTAATACTTTTCTCAAATAGGGTTCGTTTGTGAGAAGATTTCTCAACACTAATTGTTCTACATTATAATTCATTTAGATATTATACGAATTAAATACTTGATTGACAACATTGTTTACGCGAACAAAAGTAGTACATTTAGGCATATCCTTTATACGTCTAGCTCCAATATATGTACAACAACTTCTAAGTCCACCTAGTATTTCTTGAATAGTGTCTGACACTTTTCCGTTATAAGGAATATTAACATCTTTTCCTTCTGATGCTCTGTAATCTTGTAAACCACCAAAATGTTTAATATTAGCTGTTTCAGAACTCATACCATAAAAATGCATAGATTTTTTTAATTTTGTTTTTCTAAAAGTTTCTGAGCCTGCATGAAATAATTGTGAATTAGATTCACCATTTTGTTTTATTTCACTAGTTATAAATTCTGTTTCTATTATTTCGCCACCACCTTCATCATGTCCTGCTAACATTCCTCCCAGCATAACGAAGTCCGCTCCCGCTCCCAAGGCTTTAGCAACACAGCCTGGCGATATGCAGCCCCCATCAGCAATAATAGCAGCACCAAGGCCATGAGCAGCGTCAGCACATTCAATGGTCGTTGAGAGTTGCGGGACACCGACTCCAGTTTGTATACGAGTAGTACAAACAGAACCAGGCCCGATACCACACTTAATAATATCTGCTCCATTAAGTATCAACTCCTGGGTCATATCTCCTGTTACAACATTACCAGCTATAATTACCAGATCTGGATAATTAGTTCTTAATTCGTAAATGTAATCACTAAACATCTCAGAATAGCCATTAGCTATATCAACACATAAGTATTTAACCTTTCCATCTGATAATTCTTGAACTTTTCTAAATTTTTCGTGATCTCGTTTATCTGATCCAATAGACATAGCTGTATTTTCTGATCTATTTTCATTTCCATCAAAAAATTCTACTAATTCATTTACTGTATATCCTTTTCTCAAACAAGTAAACAAATTTAATTCTTTTAACTTATCAGCCATTTCAAATGTACCAACACCATCCATATTTGCAGCCATTATTGGTATACCACTATAGTTTTGTTTACTATTTTTAAATTTTATAGATCTAATAAGATCAACTTGTCTTCTTGATTTTAAAGTTGATCTTTTTGGTTTAAAAAGTACATCTTGATAATCTAATTTTATATCATGTTCAATTCTCATTTTGAGTTGCTCCTATCAAAACACTTTCTAATATTTTACCACAATGTTTTTGAAGATCTATGTTATCTGTTTTTAAATCCTCATCTGGAGAATAAACCAAATTAAAATCAAAGTTCATTATTCCAGTTTTTTCATTCATACGAACAACACCAAAATTAATAACTGTTTCAACAAATATACCTTTTAATATTCTAATATCCCAATGATCTTTTCTATTAGGAATTAATTCATAATCCACATTTTCTTGTAACATATTTGGAATTGTAGTCATATTATCTATACCTTAAACTTAAACCTAACTTCTCTCCACTAAAAGATGAAGTACAGTGAATATTTTGATTGTTAAAAATAATTATATTACCAGGAGTAAAATATGAAACTTTTTTACATGATAGTCCAAATAAATGTTCTTTTTTCAAATGACTTAAATGTTCTTCATATAATTTTGTATCTATAGGCTTATCTGTTAACGAAGTAACATCATATTCGTATGGACATCCTTTCACAGCAGTGTTAACACCACAATAAGGACCAAATTTTTTTACGGGATAATGCATTGACCATGTAACACTTTCATAT